GCATCTGTTGTACAAAATGCCTTGTAGTGTGTGGGTGGTGGCGCCGGAAACGCTTACTCGCTGATGGATGCAGTCGACGCTGAAGAAAGGAGTGGATTTCCAGGCACCAGACGGTGACGGAATGGCCAGTCAGGAGCGTGGAAAACATTTCCACCGCACAAAAAATAAGGCTTGCATGACATATGTCATGCAAGCCCTTGATATTTATGGTGCCCGAAGCCGGAATCGAACCGGCACGCCCTTACGAGCGGGGGATTTTAAGTCCCGCGCCAGAATCAAGCGGGCTGCGGCTTTGATGCGATATTTTGGGCCGCAATTAGAGTCGAAAGACTGAGATTCGCCCCAATGTTTTCGCATACCGAAAAATGATTGCGGCCCAAAAAAAGGGCCTTAATTTCACGTAAAAATTGAAACCCTATCGGGCACTGAGAAGCTGGCATTATGCCGACTTTGCATAATCCAGCGCTTTGCCCTTCTCCGGCGTTCTGCCGACATTGAATCCCCCTGCTACTCTGGTTTCGTCCAAGGAGGAAACCAATGCCAAACTCTGATCTGCTCCCTTCCCTACTCTTCAAAATCAATGAAAACCAGCTCGCCCTTGAGGCTGCCATCATGGAGCTCACCCTTTGGGTCGAGCAGCGGGGATCCGCCGATGTCGCCGAAAACGTCCGAAGCTCTCTCGCCGCGCTCGATCGGAATGAAGAATTCATCAGAATGACCTTGGCTGTTTTGATGACGCCCGACTGACAGCTCGTCGCTTCAATCTCGCCCGCTGGCACAGCCTCAATTACTGTATATGCAAACAGTGTTCAGTAAGGCGTGCCCGTGGACCCCCTCTATATAGAAGACACCGACGATTGGCTCGGAAGTCCAACGCCAATCGAAACCCTCCAGCATCAAATCTTGCTCTATGAGAACGAAGTTGTGGAGCTGAACCTGCTGCTGCGCCAGGCTCGGGATAAAATTTTCAGATTGCTGGAGATGAATAACGAGGTTGCCGGCGAGCGAGACGCGATGCGCTCGCAACTGGCTGACCGAAGGTCTGAAACTGCCTACATACATAGCGAGAGCACGGAGTTGCTCAGCCAAGTCAGGAGCCTCACGCAGGTCGCAGATCAGTGTGACCGTCCGCTTCATGAGAAACCAACGACTGCTAAATGAGAAGGCGGAGCGAGAAAAGCGTAGATAAGGCGGATAAGCAGACTGCGCTCATGCAACGCAGGTGATTAGCTGCCAGAGCTAACGTACGATTGAAGCTTTTCCTAGCTATTGGCCGAAAAAATCCCGGAGGGATAGGTCGTCAAAAAGCGTAGCCAAAGATAACCAAATGGGACGTATTGGCGTAGAATGCGCCATTTCAGGCCTAGATGGTTAACATGAAGAACATGAGCAAAATCAGTGCAGCAGCTTTTATATCTCTCACAGCGGTCTTTCTATCGGGCTGCGACGATAACACTGTGAGTAAAACCGTAACCACGTACGGCACTGACAAATGCAGCGTTGATCTAATCTCTGGAAAACCCGACGCCATTGCTTATGTTAAGCGAGGCAAAGTTGAAATTCAGGGCTGGGCATTTGACGAAGCCAAACAAGTTACAGCGCAAAACCTGCAAATTCGCCTAACTGGAGCGCAAGGCGAAGCAACTGCCAAGGATCCTGCGCGAATCGACCGTCCTGATGTAGCAAAGGCCTATAATAACAAGGAGCTTACTAATTCAGGCTTTAACTTTGTTTTAGACACTACGGCGCTTGTACCGGGAGCTTACGCAATCGCTCTAAATATCGAAAAAGAAAATGGGCTGTATATATGTCAGTCTAAAAAGCTTCTAGTCCTCATGTAGATTTACTGCGCGCCTATTGACGCGATCTTTGTAACTTATACGGTGGGAATACCGCCTAGATTCAGAGTCTTATAGGGAAGCTCGCTTATGGGACGTCTCTGAAAAAAATGTGACAACCGAGTTTTAGCGTCTGAGTCGCTTGCATTGCCCACGCCGGTGGCTTGATGCTAGTGGCGTAATAGTGCGTGGCGCCGCCGGTAGGATCCGGCACCTTTCCATCAATCACCTGGTCAGCCGCGACCCGGCACTGCGCCAGCTCGCGGAACGGGATCTGCTTCACGCCGATCAGGAACTGATAGTTCGGGTCGGTCTTGTTCCAGCAGCTGAATTGCCAAGGCTTTTGGCAGACGCCGGCGTAGCCTTCCCCCCACCACGACTTTTCCTTTCCATCGAACACGCGGTTGCGGATCGTCCAGGCTACGGCAACCTGTCCGGCCGCACCTTCGCCACGTGCCTCGCCCCACAGTGTGCGCGCGAGGATGTCGCGGTCTTTCTCGGTTACTGGCATAACTTTTCTCCAGGCAAAAAAAATCCCGCTCGATGGCGGGTTTCGGTGTTCGTGGCTGCTCAGCTAGCGTCCAGCTCGCCCAGCAATGGCGCGGCGATGATTTCCGGGGCCGGCGGCTGAACTGGCCACACCGGGGCTTGATACCAAGTTGGCTGCAGCGTGACCTTGCCCAGCGCAAACTTGTATCCCTTCCAGGCTTTGAGGCTGATGAGCAGTTGAGCCTGCTCGGCCTCATCCTCTTCGGTGGCTTCGCCAGCATCGATGCCATAGCCGAGCGTATCCACACGGTCCTGAATCCGAGCGATTTGCTCGACCGCACTTAAATTGTAAGCGGCCAGCTCAACCTTAGCTGCGGTAAGCGCTGCGGCAGCGGCCGCAGCGTCCTTCATCGCCTTCGTTACCAATTTGCTCCAGTCGATATTCATTGATCCACCTGCGCAGTGACGAATGTTGTAGGCAATGGCGCAGGTAGCTCCACCACGCCATCGGGCACGTTGAAAAGTGGGACAGGGTACGCCTGCGCCTGGCTGAAATTCGCCGGAATTGGTAGGCGCAAGGTCAAAACCAAGGTTCCATTTGTACGATTGACCGAATCGCCAAACCACTGCGATGTAATTGCCTCAAGTGGCAGCGTGTCGCCATCCCCCATCGGATTGAAGTCGAAGGACTCGCCATTGAGCGTCAGAAAATCGCCCTGTTTGACGACGGTCAGTTCGTCGTCTGAGCGAAACGGAGAAAGCTTAATATCCATCAGAACCACCTTCCGATTGCGCGCAAGCCGATCCGATACACTTGGCTTGCACTGAAATTCGCCTGAACGGAGACAACCCCGTTGCTGCCCATGTTTGCGTTAAGCCGAGCAATGGTGAAGGCCTCCGTTGTCTCTGCATACTGCAGGGTAGCCATCACTGTTGCGACATTCCCCACAAAAGCCGCCGGTGGCGACCAGTTCGCCAGCGCAGTAACGTTTGCAGTGGTGGGGCCGAAGCCAAGGTTGCGTATCCAGCATTCTTGGGTGCCGTCGGCGTAGCGAATCCAGCTGCCATTGCTGGTTGAACCGCTCTCGACGATGTTTCTTCCGCCTAGCTGAATCCCTGTCGGGACATTCAAAACCCCGCCAAACGAGTACGTCATGAATGGGCCGCCGACGGTGTTGGTCGAGTTCACCGACCGCCAGCTAAACCCGCCAGTGCCGCCACCCTGGTTGCAGGTAAACGAAACGCCACCAACCAGACCACTGCCGTTTGTTTCGTTCCAGCCGATAAATGCACCTTGCGAGTTAGGGTTTGCAGCACCAAACATGGAAATGCTGTTCAAGCGAACGTTGTACGCTCCCCCTACTGCTGGCAGCGCACCAAGGGCCGCTAACAATTCGGTGCTATTGTTCACTGCGACATTGGTGCCACCCTTGCTAAAGGGCAGAGTCTCGTAGTTGCCCGTGCTTCCAAGCGCAGCCATTTTCGGACCGTAAGTGTTCACCCAAGACCGCACTTGGTCGGCCAAATCCTTTTGGTATCCCTGCACCGGCATGATCGAGTAGAAGCCGCCGGCCACCGTCGGGCCTTCATAGTTCGGCGAGATCGACAACGCAGTGTTGCTGGCAATGTTGGTCACCTCATACCAGCGACCATCCGGGCCGCGAAATCCATCGCCGACCCGGCTGTTTGCAATAAAAGCAGTACCCGCACCGATCACTGCGTTGGAATTTTGGGTGACAGAGACCGTTCCCGTCTTGTACCAGGGCATTGTGTATCTCCAGTAATAAAAGGCTCAGGCCAGCAATTTGGCGCAGAGAAATGGGCGATGGCCCTGATCGGTCCATGCGTTCGAAGCGAGGCTGTACATCAGAATGCGGTTATTCGCGTAGTCGACGCCCAGTGCGCAACTGCCCCCAGAAGAGTTGTTGTGGCAGGTCATCGTGAAGGGGTTGATGGAAACAAACTCACCGACCCCGAGCGCCTTGGTAATTCCCCAGATGTAACGTTGTCCGACGCTCAGTTGTTCGGCGCCGAGATACGTCCAGTTGCCAGCGGCGAAGGTCACAACCACCGCCGGCGCGCCGCTGTCATAGCAAAGAATGCCGTTCGGATCCCATAGCCGCAGGCCGTAGTTGGCCGTGCCCATCGAGGCCCAGGCAGCGACGAAATACTGGCCGCTGAGCGACTCATTGACCTTCGAGGCGTTCATTGAAAAGCCTGTCCAGTTGCCCGGCCCGCCAGTGAACCACACCGAATACGGAACCTGAATCAAGCCCGTCTGGTCCGGCCGGATGAATACCAGCGGCGGGTCTTGGCTGGTCACCGCCCTCGGGAATGTGGCCGTTGCGGTGGCCACTCCCGAATAGGATCCTCGGGTCAGCATGCAAAGCCTTGCCGCTTCCGAATCGATCTGAACGAAAGCGTTGTCATTGATGCTCTGGAATCCGAAGCTCATGTCGCAAACCTTATGGCGTAGGCCTTGGAAACGATCCTCGACTGTAGTGTCGAGGCGCTGGATGATGGGTTCTTCGGCCTGACCACGACCTGCCCTACCGCTGTCGTCACGTACGGGTACGACCGGATGTTGCCCGACGAGTCGTTCTCCGAAGGCTGCACGTCCTGTGCCCTCGTCGGGATGATCATGAAAACGCAGTTGGCTGGATTGAATCCTGGAATATTGAAGGTGAGGCTCGGCGCGGTGCCGGTGAAGTCAATCACGCCCTGCCAGATCACTTGATACGTGAAGCTGTTGGTGTCCATAGCAAGCTGACCGCTCTCGTTAAAGACACGCAGTCCAAATAGCGCCATTGATTACCCCAGGTAGCCGAGACGGACACGCAAGACGTTGTTGGCGTCGTAGACCGAGACGTTCAGTGAGTTGATCACCGAGCGCCCCTGCCCCGGAACGATGCCGTTTATTTCAAGCGTGCCGTCTTTGTTCAGGATCCAGCCTTGCTGGCCGGCGATGTAGTTGGAAGAGCTGATGTAGTTGCCGATCTTCGCGTTGGTGATCGAGCCATCCATGATGAACGCGGAGTTCATGAACACCTGGCCGCCCTGCACCGCGAACGGCACCGCGATCGCGCCGCCGGCAATCGTGTTGACGATGGCGAAGCGGTCGGCCGCGACGAGGAACTGGCTCTGCAACCCTGCTCCGGTGTTCTCGATACCCAAGCCAATGCCTGCCGCGACGTACTGCCCGTTCGCCGTGACCTGCATCTTCACCGACCACATCGTCGTCAGCTTGCCGGCCGTATCCGCGTACGCGGTGGACGTCTGCTGAATGGCAGCCGAGTTCTGATCAACCGAGACGTTCATCTGGTCAATTTTCGTCGCCGTTGCCGAAGCGTTGGTGGCCACCACTTGCTCAAGCTGGGTGATGTTCGCCTCGTTCGCGGCGATCTTTGCATCGAACGTGGTGATCCGCTGGGCGGTTGCCTCGTTTTCCGATGCTCTGACCTTGCTTTCTGTGGCAATCGACGCCGTGCTCGTCCACCCCTTCATTGCGTCGGCAAGATCACCCTCCCCGTCGTCTTCCCGATACGCCGCGCGCAGAGTTTGCGTGGCCACTGCCTGAGCGGTGACAACCCCGTCGAGCTCAATGATCTCGGCGGTATTCGTCGCAACCTGCTGAGCAAGGCCATTCGCAGTCTCAACGGTTTGCCCAACGTCGAGCCAGTAGAGCGGGTTCGGTGGCGGAGTTCCGACCGGTACCGGGCCGGTGGCTTGATAGATCCGCTTGCCCTGCACCACCAGGTCGTACTCTTCGTAGGTGTCATCGGGGTTGTAGCCTTTCAGGCCGTCGAGCGCGTCGATCTGGGCCTGCAAGCCTGGGATCTTCTCGATTTCTGCCAGAAGATCCTCGCCGAGTTCCGTTTCGGTGATTTGTCCGGCGATCATTTCCAAAATAGCGGCAGCATCCGAACTGGATTGCCCCTGTACGCCAAGCCCGATCGGATACCACGGCCCGATGTTGCCGATCTTGTCGACGATGCGCCCCCAGAAATACAAGGTCACACCGGCGCGCAGGCCGAGCATGGAAAAATCGCTCTGCGGATAGGCCAGGTCTGTCAGCTTGGTCGCCGCTTCCAGAGAGGTCGTTGGTCCGTACCAGATCTCCGTGCGCTGGCTGTCCTCTGCGCCGGCCGGGAAACCCCACTTCAGATAAATACCGAACAGCAGCGGCGTAGCGGTCAGATAAGCCAACGCAGGCGGCAACCCCTGCTTACCGCTGAGATTGGTCAGGATCGAGTTGCGCCACGGCGACGTGATGTCGAAGGCGCTCACTGCGCGGACGCGAGCCACGTAGGCGCCCGCATAGATGCCGACCACGTCAACGTTGGTCATACCGGTGCGCTGCAGTTTGATCCAGTTGCCGCTGTCCTTGCGCCATTCGACGTCGTAGCCGACCGCGCCATCGACAGCTGGCCAGGTGATCGTCATGGTGGCCACGGCCAGCCCCTGCACAACCGACGAAGTCGACGACAACGCTACGCTCGCCGGCGCCGGAACAACGGTGATCGGGATCACGCTGATCGGGCGTTCTTCCAAGCGTGCGCCGGTGTCGATGAAAGCGAACTTGCTCGGCTCGAACTGGAGCGCGCTGATTTCGTAGTCGCCCTCGGTGGTGCGTTTGGTGCGCAGCACGCGATAGAGCGGGATCGCCAGATCATCGGCATCGAGCGCCCATTGCAACTGCGCCACCGGAGACTCGCTGTAGGCTACCGTGACTGTCACCGCGCGCCCGTTCACGCTCTGCACTGTGCGACCTTCGGCGCGGCCGCCCGGGAGGTTGATGATCAGCCGGTCGCCGGCCTTTGCCTGGGTGTCGCGATCAAGCGTGATAACCCGACCCGCCACCGCCGAGATCCGGCCGCCCACTTCCCGGCCAGCCAGCAGCGAATCCGCCACCGGGATGATATGCCCCGGCAGCGGAATCACGCCCTCCATGCCGGTCTTGAACGAGACGGTGCGGTCTTGATTGTTGCTGAGGATCGCCCACTTGCCACGGCGCTGGGCCTCAGACGCGCGGGTGCAGCCAATGGCGCTCAGCTCGGTCGGCCGGTCGCCGTAGCGGCGTTGAAGATCGAGATCAGCGAACGGAATCACATCGGTGTCGTAGTTGTTCGCCGGGTTGTCGTAACTGACCAGCGCCCGGGTGTAACGGGTCTTCGCCGAGGCGCTGCCATAAGAGAATTTGCCATCGATGACGTTCGACCGAGTGAACACATAGTCGAAGTCCTGGGCGCGCGGCATGTCCGCCTGCATCACCAACTGGCCCTGAGCCCAGTATGTCATGCCCCGGTAGATCGCAGAGATATCGCGCAGCAGCGACCAGGCGTCAGCCTTGCCCTGCAGGTTCATGTCGCAGAGGAAGCGCGGCTCCTGCCCGCCCAGTCCGTTCGGCACCAACTGATCGCAGTATTGAGCGATGCGGTACAGCTCCCACTTGTCGACCATGAACGGCTTGATGCGCTTGCCCAGGCCGAAGCGGTCTTCGGTGCAGATGCCGTAGGTGATCCACGCCGGGTTATTGGTCCAAGCCGATTTCATCGAGCCATCCCACGTCCCGGTATAGGTGCGCGCGATCGGGTCGTAATTGCTCGGAACCATCCAGCGGCGCGCCTTGCACTTCACAGTGACGGCCGGGATGTTGGTGAACTGCTCAGCGTCGAATTCGATGTAGAGCAGCGCAGTATTCGGGTAGCGCAGTTTGGCGTCGATCACCTCGGTGTAACCGGCCACCAGCATGGTGTCCGCGATCTTGTTGGTGTTCTGGTTTGGCGTCAGGCGGCGCACACGGATCTGCCAGCCAGTGGTGGCGTCAGGCAGATCGATGCGGCGCGAGCGCTCGTAGCGCGTGGTGGTCTTGCCGTCGACGGCGTCCACCAGCACCTGCTGATAGGCGCCTCCATCGGTGGCAACGTCGATTGCGTACTCGATGCGGTAGCCGCCGACATTGCCCTGGTCATCGGAGCGTTGAAGTGCCGGCCAAGCCAGGCGCATGCGCACAGCCGAAAGCTGGGTGTTGGTGATCGAGCGCACCCATGGCGAATCGCTGCGCAGCTCAATGTTCAGCGACGTCTCGTTTTCCACGGACGGAATGCCAGGGATGTACGTCTGATCCACCGAGCCCGGGCGCCAGTCCCACTTCACGTTCGGGAAATTGTAGTTGCCACTGGCATCGCGGATCGGCGTGTTATCGAGGTAGATGTCGTAATCGGTCGGGACGCTGTCGAACTCTCCCTCGCCCACGGCGATCAGCAGCTTGGCCAGGTTGGTCGAGCGCAGGCTGTCACTGGCTTCGGTCGGCGACTTCGGCTTGCTGCTGCCGCCCTTCTCGCCGTGGATATCGATCTGTGCTGCTGCGCCCATGCTTTCCTCCAGGCATTAAAAAACCGCCTCGCGGGCGGTGTGGGTGTCCATACAGCGTGGATGAAATGCCAGTAGCGACCACACGTTGCGGAGTAGTAATTTCCTGCTTTCTCACAACCAAGGACCGGCCATGTCAATCAGAAGCCTCGCTAAAAACCTTCCGAAAGACCCGGATAACGCAGACTGCGTGCTGGGTTGGGGCGTTGTGCAAAGCTCGCCATGGCGATTCGTCGACATCTATGCTTCAAAAGAGGCAGCAGAAGCCGAGGCCAAATCTCGAGGGCCAAGGTATCAAGTCGAATACGGATCTCACCGACTTGGCTCCGATGATTTTATGGGTGGGCTGGAGCAGCCTTTGCCGGCTCACTCAAGCTGAAGCCCATGCGGCAGTTGCCAGATATAAGAGCGGCGGTAAGGCCTAGCTTGCCGCAATACTTTCGCGTGTAGCCGCTTGGCGATGTGCATTTGCCAAAGAAGCGCTCTCGATGGATTTCGTGCCCGTTGTCCAGAACGGACACCACCGCTTCGTCGCCACAAACCACTCCACCTTCGAGTCGATGCAGGTCGTGGATGGTGATGCTGTAGGTCACTTTGGTCATGCCTTGTCCTCCGCCAGGATCGAGGCCGAGATAATCATGCCGCCCCACCGACGTTCGCCGATGCAGATCGGTACCGGGTTGCCGCTGGCCGTGGTGTTCTTGGCGCTGCCGAAGGCGTAGGACGGAGAGTTCTCGGGGGATGCGCTTTGCTTCAGGCCAGAGGCTTGCGGACTGAGCATTTGGATGACGCCGCCGGCGACCAAGCCAATACCGGCACCGATCAGAGGCGCGCCGAACGGGGTGGTGGAAAGGAACGTACCTGCAACGATCAAGACCGCTCCAATAATGGTCTGGATGAGGCCGGCTTTTTTGCTCCCCTTGATGATCGGCACAATACGAATATCAGTTGCTCCACCCAATCCAAATTCCGCCTCGCCGACGTTTTTTCGATTGCGAAACACGGCAAAGCGCATGCCCAGCCGATCGAGGCGCTGAATTTCTTCCTTAAATCCTACGAGCGTTGCCTTCAGCGCTCTGAATGCCTCCCATGCTTGGCCGGAGTCCAAGACTCGACGGTGAACCCTGCCAAACTTCGCCGCCAAGGATCCTGACAATTTGATCGTAGTCATTGGCTGATAGTGAGCAACGGTGGAATGCATGCTTTTCTCCGGACATAAAAAAACCGCCCGAAGGCGGCTGATTGAAAATTTACTTACTGATAATCGACGTATGGGCCAATAAAAAACCCGCTCATGTCCCCGCTGATTCGGTAGAGGCTTTCCTTGCCGCTTTTAACATTGGCAGAGATAGTGCGGATGGCTGCCCCGCCACAAAGCCCAGAGCCAGCAAGGCCCGCTCCGATACTAGGATTACCCGGCGGCAGGTAAAAGGATGCGCGCTGCCCGGTGCCGATTTTCGCGGCCTTCCGGCCATCGACATACACGACTATGTCACAGCCAGATCCCACCATTCCCGAGTCCCGGACGACGGTTACCTTGCCGCTTTCGCCGGCCGGTTTATTTTGAAACGCGTACAGCTCATCACGCGGCACCGGATCAGCCTGGCTAACTGGAATGGCAGAAGATGCACACCCCGCCAACAGCGCTACCGCCAGCGCTCCTACTATCAGTTTCATGCAGGTCACTCCTGTGGGAATCTTAAAAATGTAACGCCGCCCGCAAATCGGCTTCTGAATGGGAACTAGCAGGCTTACGAAAGCGCAGCAATATCCCCTGACAACTGCCGGCAGAAAGCGAGCGCAGCGGTCGCTTCGTTCTTAGTAAAAACTTCACCAATTTTATAATCTGCATTTACCCGGTCGGCCTTGGCGAACCTAAGCTTTGCGGCAAGTGCGCGCTGTCCCGCGTCATCAAACCGACAAAATAACCGTTCGTGCATTCCACCATTTATTCTTCGAGATAGCTTGGGCAGCTTTATTCGTTGAGCTGCGTCTTCCGCAGCATAGAAAGATGCGTAATAAGCTCTGCTTGCCGAAGCCCGGAATGCCGCTTCGCTTTCAAAATTTTCCGCAAGACCTTCAGCCAAGTCGAGAAGATCGACACTAGAAACTGGCATTGTACGTTCTCCAGTTTTCGTCACGGTACTCAGGCTTGAACGGCATAGCGCCGATACTTACCACGCGATCTAAAGGCTCATCGAATCTTTCGACCATAAAACTGATGACCCTTCCGTTTAGCTCAGCAATATCCTCGGGCGGCATGCGCAATCCGAAGCGATACATCAGGCAGTCTTCAGTTTTCATCACTACTCGTTTGTAACCTAGCAATGGATGGTTAACTTCTTTAGCAATGAACCCGGCTGCGGCATCTAAACGAACGATCAGATCGGCAACAGTTGCCCCACAAGCATTGAGCATTTCAACGGCTTCATCAACGTCACTCTCCAAATCATCAGGCAAAAACCGAAGAGCCAAATCAAGCGCCCCGACGGCATTCGCCTGCGCCATCAAGGGGCCTTTTTGTACATCCGTCAATTTGCTCACGTCAATTCTCTCCAAAGCCTTTGCTGCTTCAAATACATTGCCGGCCATTAAATTCACGGAGGATTCGACCAGTGCGGTCATGAACCTCTCAGCTCCAGATATTTCTGCAGATCGTAGGCAGGCGGCAGCCTTTATTGCGTCTCGTTTGTATGCATGCAGATAAGCCAATTCGACGTTCAAAGCTGCTGCTACTAACTCGCTGTGATTACCAGACCTGAGCATTTTCCTAATTTCAGCTGACAGTCGAGCGATAGATATTTCATCAACAACATACGTGCGATAAAGCTCATCCTCAATCGCGACGCGTTCATTAGAGATTTCTTCACCTCTATGCTTTGGTGTGCCAGCCATCAAGGTCGCCTCGAGAAAAAAGGCAATTTACCATCCCCGCGTAAAAATCTTCGCCTGTACGAATCCCCAGTAACGCCCCGCCGATCTCCAATAGTAGCCTCTTGCCCTCACGCAACGGATTCCCCAGTCCTTTGCCTGCAAGCCCAAGGACTGGGATTGCGCCAATTTCGGCGCGTATGTGACCTAGGAGGTCAAATGGAACAGCTTTCCCCTTTCGAGCAAGGCGTACTCATGGCGCTGGTATCACTGTCTGCGACCATTCGATCAACACCTGGCTTTGATGGCGCAGCACTCACAAAAGCCGCTCAATACTTCACTGATAACCCGGCGCAGGGTTGCGAGAGCGGACCCGCGAAAACGGCTTACGAATGGCCGTTGAACGTTCTGAAAACAGACCTGGCTCAGCTTCAACAAATGCTCAACGCGGATAAAACGCGCAACTGAGTTCAAAAGTGCCGCTACTAGTTAGTCGCCAGATCGGTTCGCCGCTGGCGGCTTTTGCTGCTGATTCGACTGTGCTTTTCATGAGTTTCTCCAACGGCTCTGCCGCATCATGTTTTGGGTTGCGCATTTTTGTGTCTCAGAATCAAGCGAGTTCGGTCGAGCCACGGCCCGCCAAACACGATCACCTCTGACGGCCTGCCGTACAGGTGGTGCAGCAGGAACGGCCCGGGACCGAAAGTCGCAGCATCCTCACCTGGCAGAGCAGGATCAGTGCCTAGGAATATCCCGGCGTGGTTCGGGTAAACCGTGCGCCCAACTTCCATCACGATCATGTCGCCGCGCTGCGGCTGGTCGACGCAGTAGAAGCCGGCAGCCTCGTAGTTCGCTTCGTACAGGCTGGTGTTGTCGTTGCTCTCCCACCAGCCATCGGCGCGTTTGAAGGCTTCGAACTCCAGCCCCCACTCGCGTTTGTACCAGTCGGCGCAGACCTGCCAGCAGTCCCAGGCGCCGTGCACGAACGGTCGCTTCAGCAGCGGCACCTCGCCGGACGGCATGATCGTTCTCAGATCCCCCTCCGGCCAGCTGAGAATGTGCCATGGCAGCGCGGTCGCTTCGCACATGGCCAGGTCGCACGGTGACGGGCGGCTGGTGGCATCCGGATGCGAATGCACCACGCCGATCACCTCGCCGACGTCTTCCGCTGCCGCATATTCCTCCGGATCGATTCGAAACTCTTCATTCGGCTCGGTCGAGACATTGCGGCACGGGTAATACTGTTGTTTGCGCCCCACGGCGAGCAGCAGACCGCAAGACTCTGCGGGATAGCATTGCTGCGCGTGCGCCTGGACCGCGCCCAAGATGTGCTTGCGCATGGTCAGTTCCTTGCAATCAGCGAAACGGCTGGGAAGCCACCGAACGGCAGCGGGTTGCCCTCGCCGAAGCGCGGGATGCAGCCCTTGCCCAAGGTGGCGTCACACTCGTCCAGCTCCGGGTTGTCAGTAGGCACGCCGTCTTTCCTGACGTAGCCGCCGGTGTAGCCGCAGTTTGGCCCGCGGTAGCCACCGGTGAGGCACCAATGGCACAGCGTTGTGGCCTGCCGGCCGATGGACTCGCTGCCGACGTCGCCCGGGCTGGCCAACTCCCAACTGACGTTTTCCCCGTCCTCGTTCGTCTTCTGGTCGATGTACCAGACCTCGATCGTTTCTTGGGTTGGGTCTGCCGTCGGGTTGCCGGCAGGGAAGTTCGCCGCGTCGAGGTAGCTGCCGAGCGTGTGCCGCATCGTCAACTTGAACTCGAGCAGATCTTCGAACGCCAGGCACAGCGCGGTGATGCGCCCGTTGACGTTGCCCACCGAAAGCGTCGGTCGAACAGCAGTGCCGTCGCCGTTCGCCTCAATGCCGTCGATCTGCATCGGCCAGGCGCTGTACTCATTGCCCTGCCAGTAGATCGCCTTCGCCGGCAGCTGGTCAGCATTGTCGCCAGCGGCGATCAGCTCGGCCGCCGTATGAGGTATCGCGTGCCCGTGGAAGCGCAGCACGTCCGCCCCGTAGTCCGTGCCGTCCAATTCAAAGAGCAGCACTTCGCTGCCAGGCTCAAGCAGCTGGATATTACTGATCAGCGGCATGGTTGCCCCTTATGGATGGAATGCACGCTCGAACGTGGCGGTGAGTTTGAAAACCCCACCGCCCACCGGAGTGGGCACGGGATTCTTGCAGGTGAACAGGCCAAGCTGGCCTAAGGGCGTCGTCCACAGAAAGGCTTTCGCGCCGGCGTGCCGATCGAGGAACGCCATGATCTCCAGTACCTTGGCTTGAGGGCCGCTGTAGGTGATCGGATACGCGTCTTCCTTGTTGTTCGGCCCGTCGCCAACTTCCTGTTTGTAACCGTCGCCGAACTGCGCGGTGCGCACCCGATACAAGATCTCGGGCGCGTCACCGTGCTGGGTTGGCCAAGTGAATGTCTCGATGGCCATCAGCCCCTCCCGTTCGTAAGTTTCCAGATTGAGCCGCCGGGTTGCAGCGCTCGAGCGATCGCAGTTTCAGCTTCGGCCTTCGCCGCCTGCTGAATGCCCTTGCCCAGCTGCGTGGTGTCTTCCGTGCTGGCTGTGCCGCCATTGCCTTGGGTTTGCACCGACACCGCGACGGGGAAGCTGTAAACGTTGCCGCCCCCACTGCCGCCGCCGCTGATTGCACGAACGCCCAGTTGGCCGCCGGCGGTGCGGGTCAGTGGCATGATTGCCTCTGGCCCTGCCTCGCCCATGACGCCAGTCTGCCCGCCTGCCATCCCGAACGCTGTCGGCTTGCTCACCACGGAGTTCGTGAATGCAGCGCCATTGGCGAACATCTGCACACCCGACGACCAGGCACCGCCGAGCGCCTGAGGAAAGTAGCTGCCGGAGTACCCTGCCGAAGAAGCGCCGAGATTCGAAGATGTCGCACCGGCAGAACCAGCCGCCAGCCCGTTACCACCGCCACCGCCAGTGAAGTAACTGGTGGCAGCACCGACAAGGCTGCTCAGCAACGCCGAACTGGCCTGACGGGTCGCGATCCGCGCCATGTCCGCCAGAATCGACTTGGTGAAATCTGCAAACGAAAGCTTGCCGGTCATGGCGAAGTTGACGACCGCGTCTTCCATCGAGCTGAAAGCGTTGCCGAACAGGGTCTTTGTCTGGCCGGCGATGTTGCTCGCCGAATCCAAGTAGTTGGCCCAGGCCGACGTTGCGCCCTTGGTCCAGTCCCCTTGAGCTTTTTCGACATCGGCGTAGTTCTGCCGGATCTGGTCGGTGGCCGCTTTGTTCGCATCGGCGAGCGCCTGCGATTTGCGTGCGAACTCTTCTTCGGACATCTTCCGAGATGGGTCGGACTTTTGGTTAGCCAATTCCAGTGTTTGCTGTGCGAACCGATCCTGCTGGCTGTTCAGCTCGCCATTAAGCGCATTCTGACGATCGCCTTGACCGACACCTAGGACCGCACGCTTTCCTGCGAGCTCCAGCGCCCGCTGCTGCTGATTCAGCGCTTGGACATATTGGTCCATCGTGAAGGTCTGCTTCTTGACCCTTTCCTCTTCATTGAGGCGCAGCACTTCCAACTGGCTGTCAGCGTCTTTTTGCGACTTGACCATTCCGGCGCGCGCGCCAGCGATCTTTTGGTCGAGCTGGATGCTTTGCGCCGCGGTCGTGGTCTTTTTCGCCTTTGCAGCTTCCAGCGCAGCAATCTCAGCCTCGTACGCACTGCTCACTTCGTCACGCTCGTTGCCGATCAACGCTTCGCGCTTCAGGGCATAGTCAGCCTGAGAAACAAGCCCGGCCTTCTGCGCCGCCTCCAGTTCCTTCTGAGCGTTTTTATAGTCAGCGCTGATGGCGGCCAAAGCGTTTTTGGCATCATTGAAGCCTGTCAGGTCGAGCTGAGGAGCTGCCGATTTCGGATCTTTATTTTTATCTTCAAGCCCTTTCTTCAGCGTGTCGTAGGCGCCGCCAGAGAACTTGCTGCCGTCGTAAAATACGCCGTCAAGCAGGGGCGACTTCTGTCCTGTTTTCTCCGCATTTTCGTACAGGGTTTTGAACTGCTGGTTGAGCTTATCCAGCGCGGCCTTGCGCTTATTTAGCGGATTAACGTCATCAAGCTGCGCATCGAGCGCTTTCTGAACTTCGATAGCCTTCTGATTGGCGTTTGTGTTCTCACCGGTGGCGATTGCCAAATCGGTGCTTGCCGACATTCTGGCTTTGAGGCCGGCGAGCTTTTTCTCCAAAGCTTCGGTTGAGTCGTCATGCACGCCAGTGCCCAGGCCCAGCGCCGTGTTCAGAGAGCTGAGACCGTTGGAGATTGCGCCCGCTACTCCGCCACCCTTGCGGGTATCCAGAATGCGCTGAGTGATCTCGATCTGCTTGGCCAAGTCCGGAAATATTTCCGAACGGACCTCGGCGTACGCGCCTTTGATGGCTGATTTGATTTTGTCCCAGTCGCGCTCAACATCTGATAGGGACGCGCGATAGGCTTCCAATCGCTTAAGTGCGGCCTGATTCACATCTTCGCTGAGAACATCAAGCGCACGCTGGCTCTCGCCCTGATCATCAAGTGCTTTGATAACCTGATACTGCTCAAGAGTCAGCAACCCATACTGACTGCTGATCTTGCCTGCGGCTTCTGTTGCCGTGTCGCCAGCGGTGGCGAAAGACTTGGCGAGTTCGGCAGCGCCTTGGCCAGTTACTTCACTCACGGCCGCTGCGGCTTCAGCCAGATTACGCATTTGCGTGCCGCTGGTAGCTGCTCCGGATGCAAGCGAAATAACTGCCTCGCGGGCGCCGGACAGATTGCCGGTGACGCGCCCAGCGCCGTCGGCCATGACCTCCAGGCTGGCGATGGTCTGCCCCGCGCCGTTCGTACCGCCATTGATAGCGGCATTGAACTCGCGCGCCTGTTTCATTGCATCGAAGTACGCGTACCCCAGACTGCCGATTACAGCGACCAAAAGGCCAGCCGGGATCAACATCCCTGCGAGACTTTTCGCTGATTCACCGGCGCCAGCGCCAAGCTGAGCGATCGCGCGCGCACCACTGCCCAGATCGCCCGCCTGAATGGCATTGGCGAGCTGCATGACGTTTTCTTGAGCTTGGCGCGTGCCGAGCTTTAGCTTGTCGAATGCACCCGCGGCTTCAGTCAGGCCCGCTCGGTCCTTGCCGATCTTGGCCAGGGCTTCGTTATAGCGCTCGGCATCGACCTGCCCAGCTTTGTGCAGGTCGTTTAGCGCTTTCTCCTGAGCCTCCAGCTTCGCCAACTTGGCAGTCACTGGATCAATACCGTTGACGGTGCGCTTCAGCGCCTCAATTTGGCGATTCTCAGCCTCAAGCAGCTTTTGCTTCTGGGCCAGCTCTTTCGCTTCCGCCTTTTCAATCTTGTCGTAGGCCTTACCCAGTTGATCCTGATACTTGGCCTGCTCCTCAATGGTGACCAAGCCGCCCTTGCGGGCGCGCTCCAGCAATCCCTCGGCCTGAATCAGCGATTCCATGCTAGAGATATTGCCCGTCATCGCCTTGTCGAGTTGACTGATGACGGAGATTTCCGCTACTGCGCTATCACTGGCTTTGCGGCTTGCCCCGGCTTGACGGTCCCTCGCGGCCGTCGATTTATCGATGCTTTGCGCAACGTCCGCTTCTGCCTGGGAAACCCTTTTGCCGGTGTTGGCCAGGCCTTCGCCCGTTTTGCCCAGGTCATCAATGGCCTTCTGGGCGCCTTCTGCCGAATCGACGAGATTATCCAGATCGTCAGCAGCCTTTGCAGCCTGTGACGACTCGACCGCAATACCCAGGGAAGCGAAGTTGGTGCTCATTTTTGATCTCTCTGTTCCGCCATCACCTGCAAGGCTTCAGCCTCCATTCGCCGGAAGTCGCTGAAAATGGTTTGTCGCTGGCTGATCGGTACGCCACACATCCGAATCACACCGGATAGAACGCTGTAGTCCATCCCTGTTGCGCCGCACGCGCCTGTGCGCCACTGGGTGCTCATGGCCTCGAAGACTTTGAAGGCCTGCCAGTTGTCCGGCCAGATGCCGACTTCCTTGTCGGGAATATCTTGGCGCGATAAGCCGAAGGCCATCAGGTCTGCATCTGATGGCCCAGGCTCATACAGGGCGCGGGAGGCGCTTAGGAGTTTCCCAGGCGGGCTTCGCTGAAGGCTTCGGCGTAGGCGTTCAGGACTGCCTTAGGCGCCGAGTTGATCGAATTGACGAGGATGCGCACGTTTTCAGGCGTGAATTCTTCTTCGATGTCCCAGCCGACCACCACATCCAGCAACTGGTCTGCTTGCAGGGCGATCTGGGCGGCGGTGAAAGCTTTGAGATCCATGTCGCCGACCAGCTTGCTCAGCTCGTCGTGCCGCTCGTTCCAGACGGTATACAGCTCGGCAAGCGCGGTGCGGTCTAGGTACTTGAACTCAAACTCAACCTTTTCGGCGTTGTATCCAGCCCGCTGGATCATCACCGTCGCCTTGAAGGTCGGCTTCTGGATCAATTCGAACTTGGCCATGGCTTACACCGTGGCCGCGTAGCGAGTTGGGCGACCGGTCAGCGCGATGCTGATCACGCGGGTCATCAGGTTGTTGCGGGACATGGTCGGTGTCGAGGTGATCGACACGTAGCCGTTGTAGATGATGCTGCTGCCGCCAGGAAGGTTGAGTCGAAGCAAACGCGCCTGCTTGTCGTCGTCTGCAGCTTCGCAGACCTCCACGTAGGGCTTGGAAGGATCGTCGGCAACGGTGATGGTCAGCGTGATCGGATTTTTGGTGGTTGGCATCTGGCGATCATCATCGTCGGCCAGGAAGCCAAAGGTCAGAAACTGCTGATCGCCGCCGCTGGAGTTCAGCTCGGTGATCTGCGAGATCTCAGTGAAACCAGTCACCTCTCGTACCGAGCCAATGCCCGAGCCGGCCGGATACTGCTGGACGTTGACGGTATTCACATTTTCCAGCGCGAAAGTGCCGCTTGCGATCTCGCCAACTCGTACGCCCCGCCCTTCGAGACGGGTCCAGCCAGAGTTGACCGCAATAACGTCGCCTTCGGCCAAACCATGCGCTGCTGCGGTGGCGACGGCTGGGTTGGCGTTGGTCAAGGCAGTGAATGGGATCGCCGGGCCGTAAGTGGCAGCAATCTCGAAGGTGGCGCCGTTGGGCATTTGGATGCCGGCCATGGGTGTTTCCTCTTTCTGAAATGACAAAACCCGCACAGAGGCGGGTTTCGGGGTTTGCCCAACGGGCGTATTCAAGTGGCGATGTCAGCTCGATACTCGAACGACACCGGTACAGTGTATGTGGGTGGGTCAGGTATCCCAGGGCCGGGATCAACTGGCGACATCGTAACGACGGTGAGGCCTGCCTTTGTGTCTCGCGCATAAAGCGGGAACAGCATGGTCAGCTCCGCCACAAGCGGGCTGGTCTTCGCCTTGCCGGTGCCGGCCGGCGCCACAATGCTGACTTGGTAGACGCCGATGAACGCGCGGTGGTCGCCAGCGAGCGTGCTGCTCGCGGTATCACCCGGCAGCAAGAACGCCCGCAGATAGGTTTCGCCGTCGGCCGGATCGTATTGGATGTTTTCGAACACAACCTTGATCGGCTCCGACCGGGCCTTGCTCCAGGCAATGAGCTTGGCCTCGTAGATCGAGGCAATAATGGCGTGACTCATACCCTGTTGTTCCTTGTGGCTTCGTCGACGATCTGCTGAAAACGGGCCAGGGTGACGCGCACCATGCCGCCCGGTGCCTGCTTGGAGTGGCCGTACTCTAGAGGCACCGCATATGGCAGGTTATTCACGATGTAGGCCGTCTCGCCCGCGGTGAGTGCCTGGACCTGAAGGCGCAATTTGGCCAAGGTCACGCTGCCTGCGGGATCCACTTGATCGAGCGTGCCCTCCGCCGGCGCGCCAATAGAGAGCTGCCAGTTCCCACGAAACCGCCCGCCGATGTAATCCTTGCCTGCCACCAGGCCATTCACATTGAAATTCTGGTCGCGCTCGGTCTTCGTCAGAGGCTTGGCATACTTAACACCCCGCCGGAGCTTGCCGGCCTTCGTGAAGTTCGATTCGTTGAGGTTGATGATCGTGTTGCGCACTGCGACCTTGAAGTCGTAGTCGTCGGCTGCGCGGGTGTTGGTCTGGCGGTGAGCAACGTTCGCGGCCCAGATTTCAGGATTTCCCACCGGTGACATGCGGATAACGCTGCTGCCGATCTCGATCACAATCTCGCGGATGGTTGCGTCGATTCCGTCCTTCGCTCGCTCGGCGAAGTCGCGGATGCTCTCGGCGAAGCTTCCGTTCATGCTCGCGTATTTGCTCGCCACATCACTTCCTCATCTGTGCCGTCCACGTCGCCCCTGCAGGATCAGCAGATACGTTCATCACCCGCAACCCGTTGATCGTGTCGCCAATGACCGGCGCTGCAGGTACCGCCGTCGGCACGCCGCCCTCTGACACGAACAGTTCGTTTTGCAACACCAGCAGTTTTTTATCGGTGGTCTGGATGAGCGAGCCATCGATTTCCTTGGACAGGTAGCTGCCCAAGACGCCACGCCCCATGTAAGTGATGGTGGTCTCCGGCGTCTCGCCGCCCAGGTCGGGGTCATACTCGCCCGCAACCTTGCGTACGCCCTCCACCGGCTGGACCGCGTCGGCCAAGCCATCTGGATCATCGAACGCCTCAGCCATTTCAGCCTGAATCTCTTCGCGCATGCCCATGATCAGATCCTTTTCAGCATCATCACGCCGGATCGCTTGATCCAAGGCTCCAGCAGCGCCAGAGCGAAGCTCACACCCGCCGACTGATCAGTAGATCCGGCCACGTAGGTCCTGCTCACTGACGTGCCGGACTGCGCCGAAACCGTCTTGCTCTGCACTTCCTTCTGCGTTGCCGTGTACAACTTGCCCGCTGCCGCCTCTTTGGCGACCTGGGCGCCGGCTGTTTTGATCTCGGTCGGAACCGGTTCAGGAACAACCCGCTTGATCTTGGCCGTGAGCCAGGCGTTGGCCATGGTCACAGCAAGGACCGGATCACCGGTGCCGGCCCAGCCAGGACCCAGCGAAGCGTCAACATCGGCAACGGTGATGAAGTCGGTCATGTGCGCGTCCTTACTCCTTCGGCACCAAGGCCTGGAGGTCTTCTTTCAGTGCGGTGGATTCGAAGGCGATACCTTGACTGGTGAGCCACTCTTTCAGCTCCGGCACCTTCATTTTCAGGGGGTCGGTTTCGGCACTTTCTGGCTCTTTGCCGTCCGAAACTTTGATGCCTGCCGCTTCGTATGCATCGTAAATTTCAGGCGCATCGCCCTCGATGACTACCTCAGTGGCAGCGCCAATGACGCCGAAGAATTCGCTCAGCAGGCGGTAGCACACGCCGCGCTCTTTGCCCGGTTTGTCCGTATAGATAACTTTCATGAGTCACCTCAAATGCAGCCTGGCGCCCTTGCAGACGCCAGGGTAATTGAAAGCCGGATTACGGCGTGGTGGTGCCACTGATGACAGCGGCAAATGGGACCTGCTTGCGGCTGAACACACGTTCCCAGTTCGCAGCAGCGGCGTACTGGGTCGCGGTCGGGCTGAGGTTCTGAGCCTCGGAGCCTTTCCAACTGAAGCCTGCAGGCTGGAGGATGTAGGTCTTCCGCTCCCACAGCACCTCAGCGCCGCCGCCATTACCGCCGCCCGGCTTGCGTTCGATCTCCACCGGCACCTTCGGCGTGCCTTCGCCATAGCCGAACGCGCCTTGGCCGAAGAACACCGACAGGTACTTGCCAGCGCCGTACACCAAGCCATCGTCCATGAACACCGGCTTACCCAGGTAGGTCGCCAGGATGATCTTGCCGTCGGAGTCGCGCAGATACTCGATGAGGTCCTGCTTGACCATCTGGTTCATCACTACCGAGTGCACGCCGATCGCGCCGAACTGGTCGGCCGCATCGCCGGCAGTGAAAGCGGCATCCTGAAACGCGTTCGCGCTGATGGTCGCGCCTGCGTCGATCACCATGTCGCCGCCGTTATTGGCAATGTTCGAGGCGATAATGCCGCGCGCTGCGCCAAGAGCGTAGCGCTGCCACTGGCGAGTCCAGTAGGTGCCGAAGCGGTTGCGGATCTGCTGCTGAGGCTCGCTGTTCGCCAGTTCGGCGGTCAGGTCGGCTACGCCATAACCTTTGTTGAGGTACAGGACGCGAGCACGCATGCTGTCCTGAGTGACTTTGCCGACTTCACCCTGGTCGTTCGGGTCATCGTTGCTGATGTTCGGGGCTTCATCAGCATTGAGATCCTGCCAGTAGCTAATCTCGGCGGTGCCTTGGCTGCCGGAAGCGATAGCGTCCAGGACAGGCGAGCGGGTCACGATGCCCGACTCGTAGACGGCGGTTTTTTCCGGGCTATTTACCGGCTCCAGCGAGGCGTAGTAGTCACCGACGAAGATGTCGGTCAGTTGGGTAGTTGCCATGAATTAGGTTCCTTTGGTGGCCTGGATTCTCTTGAACAGCTCGGGGTTGTCACGGGCGATTGCAGCTCGCTCGGTTTCCGTGTACTCGCCCCATTTTTTCGTGGCCTTGCCACCTTGATCACCGGTCGGACCGGCACCCTGAGCCCTTGGCCACAGGTGTGTTGCTGTTTCACGCAGCGATTCCGCCCATTCGAGCGGCGACAGCGGGGTTTTCCCGTCTTTTCCGTAAACGACCTCGCCGTCACGGTCGGTGGCA